TCGCGCTCGATATACATTGAGTCTAATTCTTCTAATAAACTGCGAGTTTTCTTTTGCATTTTGGGCCAGAACCTTTTTATTATTTAGTGAGATTCAGCACTAAATCAGTATATTACTAATTGGATTTAATTTGCCCTAAAAGCTGTTTTAATTTAGCACTTTGCACGTCTGCGGTAACTCGCCCAATTTCACCTGTGTCTGCATCTACAGTTTCTTTCATTGTGCTTTTTGCTTTAATTGTGTCAAGCAAATTACCCTTGGCAAACGAATTAACTGGACCTGCATCTTCGCCTGGGTCTGTAATACGCATGGTTTCAATGTTGTAATCCAGGTCAATTTTCATGCCCACACCAGTTGAACTACGCGACTTCATACATTGTATTTGATACTTGCCTCGTTCTTTCATGGCGCGACTTGTGAATATACCAAACACGTTGTCAGCAGTATTGATCTTACTGATACCACCTGAAATATGACTATGATCAAATTCAAATTTCTTCCACAGCCGATCGATTCAACTGCGATGCTGTTACAAACAACACATTGAGTTCTTTGGCCAAGTTACGCAATTCTTCCGACACATATTTGTCCTTAACAAACAGGTCATTTGGACTAACTTTGGCACTCACCGGCATCAACAAGTCCAAGTAATCACACATGACAAAGTCAATCTTAATACCTGTTTGCACTTGCACTTCTTTGATGTAACTACGAATATCATTAATGTTGCTTTGCGCTGGCAATGCCTTGATACGATATTGCCCAGTTTTCTTTGATATCAATTTAACTTTGAGTGTTGCTTGGTCAATATCTTTGCGAATTTCTTTTGTGCTCATACCAGCTAGCATGGCATCAGTTCTTAAGGCACACAGTTCTTCACTAAGTTCTAAACTGATATACACGCCCGACAGTCCTGCTTGTAACCAACTCAATGCTATGTTCATCATGACCAATGATTTACCCGAACCAGATCCACCTGCAAAAATGTTAAGTTCACCACGGCTAAATCCACCATACAAGATCTTGTCCATCTGCGGCCAGCCGGTGCTTACTTGCCCGCCCGAATTGAAGTATTTGTTAATGCGAGCACTAGGATCACTAAAGTAATCCGTGCCCATGTCTTTAGTAAGTGATATCTGTACCGCATCTTTGATTAATTTTTCCACAGGGTCATACTCGCCCTTTTCTAACAAGTCTGCACTCTTTAAAATTGCTCGTTCTAATTCTTGTCTACGAGTAAATCCTTCAAACTCATCCATAAACCATTCAAAGTGTCCTTCATTCAAGTCCGGAATGTTGTTGAGTTTAACACCTGTGCTAGCACCGATCTGTTCGACAGTAGGTAGTGTTTTATGTTGGTCGCTATGTTTGGCAATAAACTCTGCCGCCGGTCTGAGACTGCGATCAAAGTTTTCTGGATTGTAAATGTTTTGAACGCGAACATAACTTTCTGCGTCCTGCAACATCATTTCTAAAAATAGTCGTTGGACATCAAGCCCGTAATCTTTTAACAAGTTGTTTCTTCCTTAGTTCTATTTTAATTTTACTAGTTTCTCGGGCCTGCATTATAGTTAGCAAGGTTGCTAGTCTACCCCAACGAATTACCGCATCGTTTACATCTTTAACATCAACAGGCCACTCGGGCATACTCACGGCCCATCCTAGTTCTACAGCTCGGTCTACCAACTTCATACCAGCCTCGTCTTGATCTGGCACCACAACCACATCACGCCCTAGGCTGCGTATTAACCTAACCTGTGCATCATTGATCTCTGCATGAAGCACTGCCAAGCCGTTGATGCTAAGTGCGTCAAATACACCTTCAACCACAATGACTGTGGTCCAGTTATTGTTTTGTAAGTCTGTTCCAAACACATAGCCCGATTGTATATCTTGAATATATCTAGGTGTGCGGTTGTCAAGGAATCTGGTAGTATGCCCTACCACTTGATTCTCATAAGTGAACGGAATTACTACCCCTGGTCTTGGCATTGTTTTATACAAAAATGGATAGTCCAAAGGTATACACCTATTTTGCAGATATTCTTTTGCTGCGTCGTTGAGTGGTTGTGTAGTTGCAGGCAAGTCCCGATCTTCAAACTCGATATTTTGTAATCGATTTACTATTTCCTGGCGCTCGCCCAACAAGCCTTCAATTGATTTGTGCTTTAAACTTTCAAGATTAATGCGTTCGATCTCTTCTTGTGGCACATTCATCCACTCAAGCAACCGACGAGCTTTAAAGGTTAAATTACGTCCAAGAACAAAACTGGCAGTATAACCACAATTGAAACAATGATAACTCCACGATCCATCTGTTGTGGGCTTGATGCCACCACGTGATCTTTTGTCCTGTGAGTCGCCACGATGAACACAACAAGGTGCATTGAAACTTATCCAACCACTGGCTGTTTGTTTTCGCTTGCTCGGAAGAAAAGAAATCACATCGATCATGCTACAATTATAGCAGATTTATCTATATACCGCAAGAGAGTTTGGCGTTATCTATATAACAGGTCAACTACATAACCTGTGCTGATTATGACCGCAGCACCAGTTTGGTTAGGGTTGTTTGGATACACGCCTGCGCCCATGCCAGCATTGGGCAAATACCAATAACCACTGCCGCCATTGGTCACTTCGATTCCGGTTACTACACCCTGATCTATTGTGGCCACAGCAGTTGCGCCTGCGCCGTCGCCGATAAAACTAATGTGTGGTGGTGCCAAATAACCTGTGCCACCATTGAGAATTGACACGCTGGTTACTACGCCATCTTCAGTGGTTGCATAGGCCAGCGCCGGAGTTCCGGGCTGTGTTGGCACAGCAAATATGCTGTTGTTAAAAGCCAATCTAAGCAAAGGATGCCATCCTACAATGTTCATATAAATGGTACGAGTTTCATTGTAGTAGGTGGTTGATTCAGAAACATTGTACCAAACGCTTTCGTAATTTGGTGCCGCTTGCGCTTTGATTGTGCCGGTGTATCCTACCAAAGTCATTTGTATGGTTGTGACAGCATTGGTAGGTTCAATGAAACTGCTGTAGAATTCGGTATTGGCAAAACTGTTCCAGTAGTTGCCACCATTGGGATTGCCCGACCAATACGTACCAGGGCTATAACTTCCCCAAGCGGTGCCATCTAAACTGGCCTGAGCACTTAACTTAACAGTGGGTATAGTCAACGGAGCACTAGGCACATGCTGTGGTAATATGCTGTCCACAATGTTGGCAGGTGCTCGTGCGCCTGCTTGTGCATTGGTAAACACAGCTTCTGTTAAATTACCACTGGTGCGTTGGATGCTGTAGCTGGCAGGCTGTGCTAGGACTTCCAATAGATCTGCGCTGGTTAGCGTAACTTTTGCACGACCTGTGGCAGCGTTAAGTATAACCATAGGTTTTTCAACCAAAATTCTGTCACCGTCGGTGCTGATAGCACGAAACAGGAAGTCACTTCCTGTGATGTTGACAGGCTTTTCTTGTTGATTGATGAACTCAAACAACAGCACATTGTCAACGCCTTTGTTTATGGTTAGTTGTTTTGCATACACGGGATCGTACCTATAGATAAAAGTTTCGCCTGCACCTGTGTCCATGAGTAACACTCGAGTAATTTGCTGATAGATATAGGCTTGGGTGGAATACATACAATATATTTAGCGCCTTTGCTAGACCCGGCGAAAATGGTCTGGTAAATATCCGTAGACATGACAAACGATTTCTTTGAAAAACTAGCTGAAAAATACCCATTTATTACCTTGTGTGTCTACGCCTCCACAGAATATGTAGGCATCATACAAAACCAAGATGATGCAATAACCACTATCTATGATTTTGGTGCCATATCAAATGCAGATTTAAAACGTCACTTTTTAGAGTTGGCCAACGTCTGGTGGTGGGAAAGCAATCGCAGTGTCCCCATCAACATATTCCTTAAAGGCGAATGGGAAGTATTTAGACCCTATCTTAAAACTTTTACCAATAAAGATTTAGAAATCCTACACGGTCCTGTGTGCAGTCTTAGCGAAATGAGTCGTAAAAAATCCAAGCGTAAATCAATTACATTGGTTCGGCGAGTCGATTAATAAAGTAATCTGCTATTCGGCGCATGCCGACTTGGTCTGGATGCCGACCGGGTGTTCCGGCTGTTGATAATATATCAAAAGTTTCCAAGTTTAATACATTAGAATCAGTCAACAGATAATGATAAAATGGATCATTGCTTAACCGTTCAAGGGCAAAACTTGGCCCGGCATAAATTAAGTATCGAATGTTATTGGTTTTAAAAAAGGATGCTAGTCCCACCGTCCAATGTAGGAAGTTTGAATTAACAGCCTCAGCTTTTTGTGCCAGCACAGTCTGTTTAGCATAGTCTTTAATATCAATTGGCCAGGTATCAACATCTTCTGCACGAACTGATTCAAAGTAATCGTTTATCTGGGGATTAATACTTAAATTATCGCAGTTTAGATTGTATTTCCAGGCATTTTCAATGTTAGGTGTGCCAGCAAACTCAAACCGATCTTGATGTGTTAGTTGCACTAATGCTACGATTGGTTTTTTTAATGTTAAAAGACGTATACAATCTCGCATGGCTCGACGAATAATTATGCTGTTACAAAATCCAGGAACAGCCTTGTCCTCAACTTGCCAATTGAAATGTTTACCAATCAAATGAGGATAGCGAAATTCTTTCTCTACATCATTATTAGCAGTGTAGCTACAACCAATAGTGTATAAAATTGTCATGTGTTTATTAAATTCATATGTAGTGCTACCAAGGCTGCATAACCAATGGCATGTGCGTGTTTGAACACAAACCCTTTTGAGTCGTCACCGTCCCAAACTGACTCAAATACTTCAGACCATGGCCGGTTTTGTAAGTGAGCCTTCCCAGGACGAATAATACTGATAAAGGCAGCCATCCTTGGTATCGAATCCGGGCGCATGGATTTCAATAACTCTGTGTAATTGCCCACGTGTACCAATTGCTTGGCCCATTCAGGATCGGTCCACAGGCGTTCCCATGGTGGAGTTGCTTCAAACATCTGTGTGTAGTGTTCGGGATTTTTGATCAATTGATACACACTCATGTTCAACAAATCTATTTTAAAATATCCCAATTGTTCAGCAGTTTCATAGTTTATGGCTGCACAGCCGTTTACAGGATCTTGAGGAATATCCGTAACATACACACCACTGTTGTGCTTGCGAACCTGACCTTGATGCAGTTGTCGTGCTGGCGTTGCCTGAATCAGTTGTAACAACTGTTCTCGATCGGCCAAGTCAATGTCAATGTCTGCGCTCATAGTGTTATTTTACAAAAAAATTTAAAATTTGTCTACTGTTGGTAAACCATTCTGCTTGGTCTGCGGGCAATTCACCGCCGTAGTAGTTTTCTAACTGGGCAGCAATGTAACTTTCTTGCATTAAATCCAATTTGGGCAAATCAAACATTTCCTGGTTGCATATTCTTGTTATCAAAACATCACAGAATTTTTTAGAATCCTTGTAGGGTTGCCGGGCCAAAAACTCAGTGTGCAAGTCAATCAGTTGTGGCATGTTTTTTATTTCCCAGCCGCACCACGTACCAATCAATTGTATTTGATCTATAAACTGGCTGGTGTTGTAAAAACTAGCAAATGGAAATACTCTAGGATCGTTACTGGGATCATAGACTTGTTTTATCTGGCCCACTACGAATCCTGCTTGTTCTGGCTTGCGGAATCCAATCTTGAAAAATTCTCTAAGGATGTGTCTGGGGCAGTCAGGATGTTCGGCATCAAGTTGATACAGTTTGAGATTGTGTTGGTCTATACATTCCGATTGTATCCATTCGGGCAAGCGATCAAAGTCTTCGCGGCCAGTGATGCTGGGCCAACTGGCATCCTTGACTGCATTGTAACTGTCTTGTAACTGGGTTTGAAAAAAACTTGCAACCAGATTCTCCAGCACCCATTCATAATCTATATTGTTTAACTTGTGATAGGTGTTGATTTCCAGTTGATCGTTGTCAATGTTCCAGTCCCCGGCTCGCAACAAACTGACCGATTGCAACGGCAACAAATCATCATATTCAATTTCTATACTGATGATTTTGCTGTCAAACAAGTCGGTCTTTACTCCGCGGAAATCTGAATAGTGCCAGCACTGGAATTGCTTTTCGCCGTGATACAGTTTGGCATGCGAAGCACCCAGCTGGTTGAAAGGTGAGTCATTGCAGGCAACTCCGGCCAAAAACTTATTACAAACAAATTCCAGATAGTTGCCGTGGGCTCCACCTTGAAAATCTATGTAAATCATCTACCAGCCTGCTTTCTGTAAGATATCTTTGACATACTCTTGATCTGCTGGATAGTCTCGAAACTTCTTCATCCAGAAGTCACTGTCAATGTAGGGCCATATCATAGCTACCTGTGTGGCGTCTAATTCTGATAAAAACTTTTGGCCCGATTCACTGTTGTAAATGATCCAAGGACTGATACGTCCTGCGGTCACTGCATACACCATGGCATTGGTGTTGCCGTAACGTAGGCAATCTTCTGCCGGGTGTCCGTTCTTCTCACTCCAATCAATACCAAACTCTACCGCACGAGCTAGTGCATCGTTGACATTTTCCACACGCAGGTAGTCAGTTAGGTATTCTGTATATACCGTATCTTTGCACCAATGATCAATCTTCTTGTTTTGTTTTAGCACCCATCGTACAAACTGTTCCGGGTTGACTGCTCGAATGCCCACACAGTAACGACCAAACTTGACAAAGGCCCGGTAGTAGGCGCTTTCACAAAAGTTATCATATGTTTTTAACCGGGCTGAACCTTGTGTGAGTTCATAAAACTTTAGATAGGCATTAAAACCAAGTCGCACACCGGATTCGTCTTTTTCCATGCGACGACGGCGCGGCTCGCATGAATGCACCGCAAGACTAGACTCTTTCATAAAGTCCTTCTTACAATACTGACAGGTATACTTCATTTCTTTGTTTCTTGTCCTAAGGCTCGTAAATATTCGTCAATGTCTCGTTTGGTATTGATTTCAGCCATCAAATCTAACTCATCATCTTTGAGATGCGGATATAGTTCTGCCAATTGTTTTCGAACACTGCCAGCACCAGGTTCCTTTTTCTTAGGAGCAATCCACTGATGTCGTTGTGTGCCCAGTCCGGGACTCACAGTGGTAGCACATAACCATTGTAATTTTGGATGTTTGTTTATATTGAAAAACTGTTTGTTAAGTCTTTCATTTGTAGAAATCAAATAGAACTCTTGAAGATCTCTACTGCCTTGCACACTTGAACCATATCGGATCATTAGGAAGTTGCTGAACTTTTTGCGTTCCTCTGGTGTCAGGCTGTTGTAAAACTCTCGATCCTTGCGGTCAAACACAGCCATTTCATTGTTGATACTGAGTTTATCCATTACCACGCCAAGTTATAGTTTACTACTTCGCAGTTACGACTGATATCTTTGACAAAATACACACACTCGGGTTCATTACCTTCGCTAATTGGCACACACAGCATTTGACCATTTTTCAACTTGGGAGCGTACCACGATACTTCTTGATACACATCTAAAATTTCTATTTCTGGAAAGCTGGGTCTGAAACTACTCAATGGATTAAACTGGAATGCTTTGAATCCACGATCGTTTATACTGGTCAATGGCAATACTTCAAGATCGCCAATGTCAGGTTCACCAATCAAGATTTGCCAGTCAACTGGCATGCGAATTCTATATTTTCCTATTCGCAATACCAGGGCCGGCGCTGTAAAACTTTCTAAAAAGATTAGTGGAATATAGTGATAGTCTGGATCTTTGGGATCACTATTGTCAAAAATAGCAAAGCGCATGTCATCAACTTCTTCAGGAAGATGATCTAGGTCAAATGGTTCATTGTCAAGTGTTAGTATTCTCATAAGTGTATTATAGCATATTTTACTACAAGTGCAACCTTTATTTCCATTCTAGTTTTTCTTGTGTGAATGGATAGTTGGCTTCTTTGTAGAACTGTTTGCGTTTGGTCAAATGTCGCTTGGCAAATTTGCAAGTGCTGGTCACGTCCCAGATCTGAACGTGGTCTTTATCCTCAGCTTTGCGGATGCCACGACCAATACTCTGTATGACACGGACGAAACTCTTGCCTGGCTCCACAAGCACCAGATTAAAGATACGAGGAATATTGATACCCACAGCAGCCACGCCGTATGTTGCGACAATAATTTTACCAGTTGATTCAGCCACTTCGTCATACTCATCTTGTCTCGCCTTTGCTTTGGTTGCACCTGATACCATTACTGCGTTGTCACCTAGGCGTTCTATTAGACCTTGTCCTGCAGCAATGCGGTCAACTAGGACAAGTGTGTTTCCTGTTAGATTAACTTGTCGAATCAGATCAGCAATAGTATCTAACCTGTCAGATTCCTCCAACAAGAACTTTAGTTCACTTTGATAATTGGTAAACTCAGCATGGTCAACCAACTGCACAATATTCACATGGCACTGTGCCAACACACCTTGGCTTTGTAGTTCGCTGGCTGTGAGCTTGCCTATTACCGGACCAAGACTGCATTTTAGTGCCTGCGACTCAAACGGTTCTTTGGGGATGGTTCCTGTGAGTCCCCAACGCAAAGGAACACGACTCATTACGCCTGTCAGCAGGCTTTTGAGTGCGTCGGCTTTGGCCATATGCACTTCGTCAACAATGACGCACACTACATCTTCCAAGAACTCTTGTATAGTTACATTGCCTACTGAATTCTTGGTGTTCTTGAGTAGGACATTTAAACTTTGCCAAGTGCAGATGGTATGCTGGCGGCCCCACTCCTTGCGATCGCCAAAGTAAACTCCTACATCCTGTTGCATGTTGATGTAATCTTTTTCTGTTTGTGTTACTAAACTCTTGTTGGGAACAATAACAATGGTACGACCGTATGGTGCTACTGCATTTGATAATGCCGCGGTAATAACTGTCTTGCCTGCGCCGGTGGCAATCTCCTGAATACACTGTGGGTTCTCAAGGAAGTTGTTGATGATCTCAACTTGATAGTCACGCAACTCCATTGGTTTGCCTTCTAGAGGATGACCCTTGCCCCATGTGATATGACCAAATGTTTGCTCGTTTACTTTTTCAAATTCAAATGTAGTAGAGTAGTCACGCTGGTCGTTGAGTTCAATATCGTAATTAAACTTTTCCAAAATAGGAATAATTTCTGGCAACAGGTTCACATAAGTGCTGCCGCCCAGTTGGAAGTAACTGACCTTGCCGTCCCAACGACCCAATCTCACTGCCGGCAGATATCTGGCGCCTGGAACGTCATATTTGAAAGCCGTAACCAGTGCTCTACGAGCATCCAATTCTAAGCCTTCAATTTTGATGTTTACTTCGTCTCGGATTATAATTGTAGCTGTTCGCATTATTTTTTTAATTTGTTTTGTAATATCGGTCTAAGATATTGTTCAAAAATTGTTTGGCTTTGATAACCGGGATGAAAATCAGTATCGGAAACATTATCTATCTGCATGGATCTTAAAGATGAATACAAATTTAGCCAACGTTCCTCACAAATGCCACCGTATGTTCTATAGTGTTCATGAATCATATCATACAGTTGAAATATTTCATCATCGTCTCGGGTATCTACTTGTAGTAAATTTTGTTCAAAGGGTGTAAGGTCGCTCGGTAAGTTAATTTCTTTTTTTGTAAAATAATTATTAGGCCATGGACCAAGTGTGTTTACAAAAAATATTTGACCATTATTTTTCTTTTCCTGTATTAAAATTAAAATGTTTACATACTTGATAAGATCAAGAAAATCCCAATGATCGTTGTGTATTTTTTTTAGATTATCGCCTATCGATTTTAACCACTTACCTGAAATAGTATTATTATTGAGATGTATATCAATATCAGAAAACATAGTCTGAACTGAATACAATTCTAATCCGACATAAAAATTAAATCGAGGAATAGCACTCCACCCCACTAATACAATATCGTATGTCTCGGTTAATAAACTCGACATAGTTTCTAAAAAAATCCAATAATTGTTGTGGCCTGTTTTAGACAAATTAGTAACTGTATATTTTTCTTGAGAGAAAATTTTATTGACCCATAAATCTGGATCGCTGGATTCATGTGCAAGCCCGTGCCCGCGAGTCATTGAACATCCAACTGCTAAAACTTTTATTTTTGATTTCATTGTGCTAGTATAACATACTTAGTCAAACAAAGTCAAAAAAACAGGCCCCGAAAGGCCTGTTGTAAAATGAGCAGTTTGCACTGCTCAGGAGCTATCAAATTAACTGTTCTTCATACAAGTTGTTGCAGCCAAAGCCTTCCAATTTGTATCGGACACTTTGGTCAAGTCTGCAATCTTCAGTGCCATACGCAAACTCATTTCACGCAAGCGACCTTGATTTTGTTCCATAAACTCGATCACTTCGTCACCTTGCTCTTCAGTGAAGTCGTAGTCTGCAAACAGTTCGCCCTTGCGATAAATCTGTTTGATACGCAAGAAGCGATCACGCATGGTGTTAAGGGTCAAGTCCAAGAAGTGACAACGACTTTGCAAGGCTTCCAAATGGTCTTGTAGTTTCTTGCTCTTGAGATTTTGGAACTGCAAGTTGGTGATAAAGATACAAGCACCTTTGAAGTCAAACATGTCTGGCACACCTTCACGGCGCAACATGGCACTATCACTGTTCCAGTAGATACGACGCTTTTTGCCCGAGTCCAAGGCGGCCTTGAGAATATTCAGGCTCAAGTCATCTTGGAACACCGAGTCACAGTCGTCAAACACCAGGACATTGTTCTTATCTGAGTGCTTATACAAGGTGCAATACAGACCAATCGGAGTCATAGCACCTTTGATCACTTCATACTTGATCTTGCGACCGCTCAACTGATCAAACAAGCCCGAATGCTCCAGCTGTTTTTCTACACCGTAGCTCTTGCCCACACCCGGAGGGCCAACCACAATCATAGCACGGACGTCGCCAGCAATAGTGGCCTTGGTCATTTGATCAAGGATATCAAAACGCTCGCCAATACGAGTCATGACTTCTTCGTCAGTTTCAACCGGTGCCTTGGCATGGACCACAGGTGCTACAAATTCACCTGCTCCAACTGACTCGTTGGTAAACTCCACATCCTCGATGCTGTTTACACGGATACGAACTACATCTGGTGTATCTTCACCAAAGTAGCCTTCGGCATTTACTGTCACATAGCCTCCTTTGGCTCCAGTCTGGTAACCTTTTACCAAAGTAAAGGTTACATTGTTTACGGGTTGATTACGATAACTACCATGCTTGACAAGAATTGTAGACATTTTTAGCTCCTTAACTATGTTGTTAATATGTGTATATTATACGTGAAATGGATTTAATGGTCAACCGGCTTAAACGCCACACGCTTCAAGGAAGCGAGCCTGGTCAAACCTGGGATTAGTAGTCTGTGCTACTTTACAGAATGCCTCGGCTGTGATACGGGCCGACTTACGATCAGACATTTGAGCAATTTCACTGGCCATTGCAACAAAGTGTTTTTTAGTCATTTTCTGCTCCTTTTTTAGTTTCTATACAAGTATTATAGCAAATGGGCAATTTCTGGTCAACCTGGCAATGATTGCGCCCTGTGCTTGGGCTGGCGCTGATAGCGGGTTTTTGGCTCTACTCGTTTGGGCTTAAAAGGAGTGTTGTGAAAAAACAACACCATATGAGCGCGAGTTTTGCGGGGCGTTTGCTTGACTTTCATGATAGTGTAATTGTAGCAAATAGGCCATTTTGGGTCAACCATAAAAAAACCCTCCAAAATGAAGGGTTTTAATAAGTTAGTATACGCTAACTATTAGTCCAAGTCAGCCAATCCGGCCCTAAAAACTGTGTCGTGTTCAAAAATTGAATTAGGCTGTAATGTCCAATGCCACGTGCCGTTACCAAATTCTCGCATTGCTGATTGTGGTTGCCCATTGATGATTACATTTATACGAGGGTCTATAATGCCGTCGGCGTCTTCGACTGCTACATCATTAAACATGTCTGGTCCATCGCTATAAAGTATATCACCTACTTCAACAATGTTGTAATTTACAACCATTTGCCCAATTCTTATTGCGGCATTTTCATTGGTGATTGTCATGCGTTTGATTCCGGCAAAATCCATTGGGATTTCAAAAGTAAACAAAGTTGGTGCGGTTTCCATACGATCGTTTGTTTCGTCCATGTCTACCAGATCAATTTCATCAGAAAACACAACTTCGCCATCGAGCTGTGCTGTCAGTCTGACCCGTTTTTCACTGCCAATGCAGCCCCAGCCTTGGACTTTTACTGTTCGTAGTGCCATATCTTTTTCTCCTGATTAACTATATTTACCGCCTATTATTTGCGCTCAATATCTTCTTCAACGCAATTATCACCGTATTGTATTTCTACAATTTTTAACGGGTGATCAGTTTCATTGCATAACTGATGCCAGTCGTTACGATTGATGTGTATATGGGTATGCGGACCAAAGTTGCCTAAGGACTCTGCATCGCTTTTTTTATTTATGCTGTAAACCGTAGCAGTACCTTCGGCAACATGCCAGTGCTCGGCCCTGTCTTGGTGACGTTGCATACTAAGATGTTGTCCGGGCATGACTGTGAGTTCTTTAACTTTGGTTCCTGGCACATCATGTAATACTCGGTAATAACCCCAAGGACGTTCAGTCTTGGGTGCTTTCCATTCTTCTAAAATCCAGCTACTGCTATTTGCTTTGTTAAACCCACCGACACCAAATGCAAATTCTACCCCATCCACTGACATTTCGGGAATATTTTCTTGTGTGCGATCACCACCATTGGCAAACACAATATTTGCATCTGGATAATGCGCCCGGACTTGTTGTAGCAAGTGACATGCTGTTCCATCCTCATCATCAAATGTATATACTTCGTCTACACTGCTTAGATTATTCAGCACACAAAGACGTTCTTGCCACGGCATGAATGCACGGCCTTTTTTACGGGCAAGCCATTCATCACTGTTGATCCCAACTATAAGCATGTCACCTAGTAATCGAGCTTCTTTGATTAATTTTATATGTCCAGAATGGACCGGGTCAAACCCACCGCTTACTACTATTATTTTTTTCATGTGTGTATTTAAACTGTTAGACAGCCATGCTCAATAAACTATGGTCCACCCAAGGAACAATTAAATCCTGTTGTCTTAGAGCACTGTGAGCATAGATACTTTTTACAGCAGACGGGGGTAAAAGATTTTGCTCTGCCAATATATGCCAATTAACCTCACGTGGATTTTGAGGTGGTTGGCTGCTTTTATAAACCACTGCATGTATCCAAGGTTCCAAGGGCGTTTGTTTAAAAAACCCGGCGCCACAATCCCATCCGGCTGTGGCCAACATATACATAAGACTGACCATAGTGTGATGATAATAATGTCCATTGGGCAATACATAACTAAGTTGTCGACGATGTATTTGCTGAGTCACTGGCACGGTCAGTGCTAACATGCCGCCAGGGCTGGCGATATGCCACCAGTCGCTTAAAGTCTGTATTGGATTTATGGCATATTGAAATGCATCATGACACCACAGCACATCAAACCCGCTGTCAGGAGCAACGATTGCATCTTCAAAATTGCCCTGCTGATATGAAATATTTTCGTGTTCAATCGGCGGCTTTTGTCCTATGTCAATGCCACGACACTTGATATTCAATGGTTCGGGATTATCGTCTCGAGTGGTCAGTGTTGCCCACCACATTAGATCTTCGCCTGATCCACAACCAAGATCAATCATGGTCCGAATACTGGCCATAAAATCATCATACTCGTATAGCTGATTCAGTGTTTCAAGACTGTGTTGATGGCTATCGCCTGGATGTGTAAACATTATACTTGAACATCCTCCATACCAGCGGCCCGCAAGCGAACAATATGTCCTAGCATAAAGTTTTTACTTTCCATGCCTTTAAGAATTCCTAAAAATCGATTACGCAATAGTGCAACTTCGTTGATCAATGTTTCAAATTCAATGACTTCATCTTCGCCGTCCACATATTTTTCAGCGTCACGACTGGTCAATGCCCGGGCATAGCCTTCAAGATATTTTTGAAAATGCTTGCGACGAATTTTTCGTAGTTGTATATTGAGGTAGTTTAACACTGCTTCAATTTCTTGCAACTGGTTAAATCTATGTTCTGTAATGCCTGGCAAAGCTGTAATATTTTTTTCAATGAGTCCACCGACCCGACAGTCGCGTTTGGCATCATCCAGTTCTTGTTCGTAATGAGTAATAAAATCTGGAATATTACCCAGATCAGCTACAACTTTGCTATACCACATTAATTTTCCCAGTCCTCGTCTTCATCATAATCTTCGTCATCGACTTCCTCTTCAATCTCATCATGATCTCTTAGGTAGCTGGTCAATGCTTTTTTAACATCGCTATCACTTTTAAAAACTGCTTTAATTTCATCGGCGGCAACATCGTTGTCAATCAACACTGATACTAGTGTTTCTGCCGCTTCATCACGATCTACTGTGTTAACATATCGTTTAAGTTCTGACCAAATTTCGTTTGCTAATTCGACTGACATTGTTATTCCTCCGTTGCTGTTTCTTCAGTGGTTACTGTTTCTTTTTGATTTTTAAAATCCAGCATTACTTTGTCCAAACAACCATCTTCGTTTGATTCCCAAGCCTTGCGGAACTGTTTAATTATCTCGCCTTCGCTAGTGACGAACATCAAACGATTGCCGTCCTTCTTGAGCAGGCCCTTTTTCTCTGCTAGATCAGTAAGTCCACTGTAGGGATTCATGCCTGTTTCATATGGAATCTTGACCTGCATGCCTTCAAACGGTTTTGCATAACGAGTCTTCATTACTTTACAACCGGCACGGATACCCATGACTTCACTAATTTTGTTACCTTCTTCGTCCTCTTTGAGCTTCATTTTCTTCATAGCAACCACAATACTTGATGCATAGATAAAGCCTTGACCACCCGAAATCTTGTCATCTGGGTCAAACATGTCTTGGCTGGCATAGGTATGATTCGTACAAACCATTCCAACATTGAAACCACCAAACATGTTGACTGAATTGCGAACCAGTGCTGTAAGTGCTTTGGGCTTACGGCCCATATCGCCTTTCATGTCGCCTGCTTCAAATTGATTAACGTCAGTTGGAGTAAGCAACATACCCAACGAGTCGATTACCCACAACACCTTCATACGTTCGCCATCAGGCAAGGCTTTGTAGTCAATCATGAATGTTGAAATAGCTTTGGCCACGTCGTCGATCATGCTCATGTTCAATTTGAGCAACTTGTCTGGGCCTGTATCTACACCAAGTGCGTGTAGCCATGTTTCGTCTAGTGCATTTTCTGTATCAACTAAGATAACAAAAATACCTTGTTCCTGTGCGTTCTTAACAATGTTACCCGAACAAATGTAACTCTTGCCTGCTCCGGATTCGCCGGCAAATACTGTAATCTTACCTAGCGGAATACCTCGATTGAAATCTCCACTGATAAGGTAATTCAAGGCAAAATTGCCTGTTGAAATCCAGTCAGTTGGATCATTGAATCCAATGCTTAGTCCTTCAATACTTTTAGTGATGTCCTTGCGGAACTTGCTGATGTCAAATGGTTTTGCCATGATTACTTTCCTTCTTTAAGTTTGTATAATTCTGTAAAAATCTTACTGCTGTCTACCCCACGCCGCTGATCCATCGCGGCCAGTTGTTCAAACGAATTTGCTAGATTCTTTTCTACTGGTTGTGCAATATAGTGTAACATATTACGATAACTATCTTCAAGTAGATATCCAGGATTTTCGTTGATTCGCGATTCCAATTTTGTCTTTAACAAGTTTAACACATTTTCTGGTAAATGTCTAATGTTTAGGTAATCAGGAGTTAGCAGTGCTCCAATAACAAAACTGTTGTTATGAAATCCTAACCCTTTAAGATAATCTACATATCCAAATACCGAGTCATAATTCAAAAGAAACCATAACATGTTAAAACTTATCTTGTGATCAAGTTTTCTAATTGTGTTTAAATTATCTAAAAAATCTTGCCACCGGCCACCAAATCGTATGTATTCAAATTCATCTTCCATGGTCTCTGCACTTATTGTCCAATGAACATTTTTAAATTTGCATATGGCATCAAACACCCCGGTATCAACTTTGCTGAGATTAGTGTTTATCCTGAGATTTACATCAGGGTTTAACTCTTTGAGCAAGTCTAAATTTTCCTTCATCAACAAGGGTTCGCCGCCGGCTAGATACACATGTTTAAGATTTTTAGCGTGGCGATAAATGTATTCTTTAAAATCCGTTTGTTGTTGTTCGGTTGGCCGTTCTATTTTTTTGTTCAACTCATCGGCCCATTTGCTGCTGAATTCTGGCCCACAATATACGCAAGCAAGATTACATAAATTGGTCCAGCGCACATCAATGGTCTGTAAATCAAAGTTATTTGGTCGATAAGTATCCAGTGATGTTTTTTTAAATTCTCGTATGTAAAAAATTCTGTCGCTGATAATATCAAAACCTTCTTTGCCGTGTTCTAAATCGTAACAAGTATGACAGCCATTGGCCGGTTGATTATTTGTTATATTGGTTTGTTTGGTTATGTTAGTTGGTCCTAACAGTATTTCTTCAATGGTAGTATCTTTAATATTACCTAATCCGCTAGCACTGCGAATACAATTTTTTACTCGGCCATCAAAGTTATACATTAGTCCAGTCCAAGGCATAGGACAAAAATGTTTGTTTGTTAGAATATCTTTTGGATTCATCGATTCAACGGCCCCAATGATATATCTGGAATCGTTAAATTATTATTTGTGGCCATATCCAATAGGTCTAACAATGTTCTTGCCCAATTGTTGACATCAGCTGCAGGTGGCACAGTTTTATCTGGGCTTGTGGCAATATTGCCAGGACGAACTAGTGTAATCTTTATTTTGAGTCGACGGTGTCGTATTTGACGCACTGCTTCTTCGAGTGCAACCTTCTGCAATCGATAATGGTCCATGTCTAATCCGGTCAATGACGACACAGGTTCTTGAGTCATCATGGTACTAATTACAACAATCTGTTTGCCAGTGCCTTGCCAGCGTTGAGCCATTTCAAATAGTAATTCTGTTTGTGCATATCCAGCTTGTGCATTGTTAATAAAAACATCGCAAGGTTCAATCTGATCACAAATCTTGGGTGTATTACGAATGTTGTTGCCTTCACGCTGACTAAGCCCTAAGACGTCATGACCATCCAGTTGATATTCTTCGGCTAGAGCTTGACCTATGCCTGCGGTATGTCCGGTAATTGCTATTTTCATACTATGCCTCTGAGTTGTTTTTGTTTTGCTATATATGCATCTCTAATACCAATGTCTGTATTATCAACACTTAGTTCAACAGGACTCTTTAAGTAAGCATAGCTGTGATCAAATCCATGCTCTTTGGCAAACTGTTGAATATTTGGCAAATCGTTAACATTCAATACACTGACCGTTGTCCATAGGTTCAATGTCACTGGCATTGTTTTATATGTCATTAGGTTACGGTAAAAATCTTGCCAAGGAATCGGCCACCGAACAAAGTCATGGACCGCACCAATGCCATCACAACTTACTGTAACAGTAACTTCAATGCCACAATTAGCTATGTCCGTTAGTTCATTCAACACTGTGCTACAATTGGTATTCAGTCTAAGAGTTTTTAAATTAGGTGGTAAGTTAGATAAAATTTTCTTGTAGTTTTTACTGTAACTAGGTTCTCCACCATTTATGTCTAAATGAACAATTCGTTCTTGCGGTAGGCTCCAGAATTGATCAATGTTATTAATAATAGGAAATCCAGGACCATTCAAACTTCCTATTCTACTGCTTAAATTTTCATTGCAAGTCTGACAAGCAGCATTGCATAAATTATCCAACACTCCGCCCACTTGTAGGTAATCTTTTTGTGTGGTCAGATTATCTAGTGCCGTTGCATACGCTCGTATGCTGTCAGGTTCGGTTTCTTGACATCTAACGCACTCACCGGGCCACTGGCCACTAGACATTTTTTCTTTTGTTTTGGCCAACCACATACTTGATTCCATGTCCGCCAATGAGTCAAATTGAGGTGCATTGACCATGTGACCGCATCGGCTAACTGTGCCGTTAGAATTAAAGCGGACAAAATGATCTAGTCTAGGACAATACATAAGTTGGATTTAAAATTTGTTGTGCGTATTCAATTACATATTCATATGCTGCAGGATCAGCGGTTTTTATATGTTGCAATAATTCTTTAAACGTCATAGATTGCCCAATGCATTCGAATATTGCTGTATCTATTCGCTGATACATTTCATTGTTTTTTATTGAAAAAACTTTTTCTATCAATGCCACATTGGCCGGAAAAACTCCTTCAGGTTTTGAATTCCTTCCGGTGATTTCCCCAACGGCACTCGTTGGTAAAAAGTTCAACGTTGCATCAGGATTTAAATATCTTGCCAAATTTAATAACCACGCAAATTGTGAAGCATAATGACGGTTCAATGATATGTAATTCAAAGCAAACCATTCCACAGTATGCGGATCAAGATCGGGATTGTCTCTTAAGGTATGTTGTATAAATGTGTTGATTCCAGAGATCAATCTATCTTTGGGATTTCTTATGATTACATCAATTGTGTTGATTCGTTGAATCTGTTGATTGATCCGTATTGGCCAGTTGTTCTTTTTTTGCGGCGTAAAGAAACTAGTATGGCCATTTTTAAAAATAACATAGACATACCGCTGTGAGGGTACGACTTCAATTACCTCACAGCGGTCTGGAAACAACGTGCGATCTAAATGCGATAGCATTTGTTACGCTTTTTGACGGGCCCTGATCATTGCCAAGATGTCTTGAGCCTTGTCACTGGATGCTGGTTTGGCTTCAACTGGAGCAGTTGCCACTGGTGGCTCTTCGTCATCAAAGTCACTGGAAACCACATTTGGAATCGGAGTAGTAGCTGCCGGTGCTGGCGCATTGTAAGTTGTTGCTGGTGCTGATTCATTAGTTGAACCGGAACCTGCTGGAGCATTAACACCTGCTGGGCGGAAATACTGACCCCAACGTTCTGTGTCATAGCTTTGACCATCAACCGAAGCTTCAAACATTTCTTTGATAACTTTGAGTTCAACTTCGCCTGGTTTCTTGGGCATAAACGTGCTCAAGTCAAAAAGACCATGTTTCTCAATGGCCGCTTGTTCGGCTTCGGTCAGTGCTGTTTCTTTACGAGCCCATTTAGAACCATTGTAGTCAGCAAAGCCACCTTTGGAGCCTTTGCTGATACGGAAGTC